GCGGTAAAGGCGTTAATGGCGAGTTACCTGCAGAGTCACTGCAAGTAGGAACCAAATATATGGATGAGATGAATATTTCTATTGCTAACGTTAGTAAGGGTAACTACAAGCCGACTAAGACTTCTGGCATTGAAATGCGCGGTGGTAAAGCTCAGACTAAAGGCAAAATGTCACGTGGGCCAATGGCTTAAGTGTCATATATAGGGTAAACCCGGATGAACTACGAAACGTTATATAACAATATCCAGGCATATGCTGAGAATACCGAGTCATTATTTGTGGCGTCTATTCCTGTATTTGTGCAGCAAGCTGAAGATCGCATATATAACTCAGTTCAAATTCCACCACTACGCAAGAACGTTACTGGTAATGTTAGTAGCGGAAATCAGTATTTGTCTTTACCTAGCGATTATTTGGCTTCGTATTCTGTAGCCGTTGTTGATTCTTCTGGTAACTACAACTACTTGCTCAATAAAGACGTTAACTTCCTACGAGAAGCATACCCAAGCGTAACTTATGCAGGTACGGCATATCAAGGCACTCCCGGCGGTGTTCCGAAATACTACGCATTATTTGGTAACCAGTACGGCAATCTAGAAGCTTTATCATATATTTTAGCCCCAACACCAGATAGTAACTACGTGGTAGAAATGCACTATTTTTACTACCCACCTACCATTGTTCAAGGGCAAATTGCTACGCTAAATACGTTAACTGCTGGCTCGCTATATACCAATGGGGTGTACCAAAATGTTCCATTAACTGGTGGTTCGGGCGCTAATGCAACTGCAGACATTGTTATTGTTGGCGGAGTTGCCACATCCTGCAGCCTTAAGTTTGGCGGTAACTTTTATGTAGTTGGCGATATTCTTTCTTGTTCTTCCCTTGGCTCTACCGGAACTGGCTTTTCTATTAAAGTAGCTACCGTATCAAACGCTGCTGGAACTAGCTGGCTTGGGGATAATTATGACCCGGTACTATTCTATGGCTCTATGCGTGAAGCTATAGTTTTTATGAAAGGTGAGCAAGATATGGTTCAGTACTATGAAAAGCTATACCAAGAAGCGCTAGCCCAACTTAAACGCCTTGGCGATGGTCTGGAACGTAATGATGCATACAGAAAAGGGCAGACAAGTCTGCCGTACGATAAACTATGATTTCCCAAGGCCAATGTACCGCATTTAAAACTAACCTACTTAGTGGGTTAGAGAACTTTGCTGTTGGAACCCCTTATACCTATAAAATTGCCCTTTATACTGGTAATGCCAACCTAAATAACTCAACTACGGCATATTCTACTGCTAACGAAATTACTGGTTCTGGGTATACAGCGACTGGAAAGCCATTAACAATTAGCCAAGTCCCAGTAGGGGATACTACTAATAACACCTCTTATGTGTCTTTTTCTAACGTAACTTGGACTTCAGCTTCCTTTACTGCTAGATGTGCTTTGATATATAATTCAACTACTGGAGCAGCTGTAGCGGTGTTGGATTTTGGTTCGGATAAAACAAATACAGCAGCAGGTACTTTTACCGTTACCTTTCCTACCCCAACATCTACAAGTGCTATTTTAAGGATATCGTAAGTGGAAGTAATTTCACCCAAAGAAACAGCCAAAAAAGGGCTAAAAAAGTACTTTACGGGTAATCCATGTAAGAACGGGCATATAGCAGAACGCCTTATAAGTACTAGGTGCTGTTTAAAATGTGCGGCTAATCGTGCTAAAGTTTGGGAAGCAAAAAATAAAGAGTTTAGAAAGACACAAAAAGCTGAATATTATTTATTTAATAAAGAACATATAACAGCTAGAAACAGTATATATGTTTTAAATAACAAACAAAAAAGAGCTGATTGGTATAAAGAATATAGAGAAGCTAATAAACATAAGCTGGCTACCCAAAGTCAAGAATGGGCTAAAAATAATCCGGCTAAAGCAACTATCAAATCTCGTAGACATCAATTAGCTAAAATACAAAGAATACCTAAATGGTTAACAAAAGTCGATTTATTTGAAATAGAGTGTATTTATACGTATGCAGCTGCATTAAATAGGGTTGGCTTAGTGTATCATGTTGACCATATCATCCCATTACAGGGTAAAATAGTGTCTGGACTTCACGTACCAGAAAATTTAAGAGTTATTCCTGCAAAGGAAAACATAAGTAAACGTAATAAGTTTGAACCTAATCAGGAGCAATTATGAGCATTGAAAAATCAAATTTTGGTGATAGCGCAAGCGCATCAGTAACCCGTGGCGCACAGCACAACGAAACTTTGGGAATCCAAGGTTGGTATGATGTTAAGTGCTTTGACTCTGAAGGCAACCTAAAGTGGGAAGATAAAGCTCCTAACTTAGTTACTGCTGTAGGCAAACAAGCCCTTTTCGACTTTTACTTCGGCGCTACTGGTACTGCCGGTGGTACAGCTGCTGGCGCTAACTACCTAGGTCTTTGTGGTGGTACAGCTACTTACACAGCTGCTGATACTATGGCTTCCCATACTTGGACAGAAGTTGGTGGTACTAATGCTCCAGCTTATACAGGTAATCGTCAAGCCCCAAACTGGTCTGCTGCTACATCTACAGGTACAACGCCATCAAACGTAACTACCAAAACAGCAGCTGCTTTGACATTTTCTATGACTAGCTCTGGAACAGTTAACGGTTGCTTTATTAACTCTGGTGCTTCTGCTTCTGCTACTAAAGACACAACTACTGGAGTTTTGTATTCTGCCGGTAACTTTACTGGTGGTAGCAAGACTGTAGCTAGCGGCGATAGCTTGGCTGTTACTTATTCGACAACTGCAACTTCTTGATTTTAAAGGGTTTTTATGGCCCTCGTACTCTTAGATAGGTGTCAGCAAACTGGGTCAGCAAATACTACTGTTAGTTTTACATTAACGGGTAGTGTTACTGGCTTTCAGTCTTTTGCTGGGGTGGGAAATACAAATACAACTTATTACTCAGCGTTCGATACTTCTGGAAATTGGGAAACAGGTCTTGGTACATATTCAACTACCGGGCCAACCCTTACCCGCACTACAATATATCAATCAAGCAATTCAAATGCTGCCGTTACTTTTGTTGGCACAGTTAACATCTTTGTTACTTATCCAGCGGGCCGAAATATTAGTTTGGATGCAAGCGGTAACGCTACGGCTTTAGGTACTCCCGTTTCTGGAAATTTGACTAACTGTACGTTCCCTACTTTAAACCAAAATACATCGGGTTCAGCTGGGTCTGTAACAAACGCTTTAACTATTAGCTCTCCACTAACAGGCACAAGTTATAATGGTTCAAGTGCAGTTTCTATTGGTATCCCTGTAGCTACAACTTCTGTTTCAGGATATATTACTTCAACTGACTGGAATACATTTAACGGAAAACAAGCTGCTGGTTCTTATGTTACTGTAAATGGTGCACTAGGCACTCCTTCTAGTGGAACTTTAACTAACTGCACGCTTCCTTATTCTGGGCTTACAGGTACAGTTCCTACATGGAATCAAAACACCACAGGCTCTGCTGCCACATTTACAAGCACAACCCAGAACTCACAGTTTAACTCTATTGGTGTAGGCACTGCGGCTTCTACTACAGCTGGTGAGATTCGTGCAACTAATAACGTTACTGCATATTATTCCGATGATAACTTAAAAACTAAACTTGGTAAAATTGAAAACGCGTTGGATAAAGTTTGTGCATTAGAAGGTTTTTATTATGAGGCCAATGAAACTGCACAAATGCTTGGGTATGAAGTTAAACGGGAAGTAGGTTTATCTGCACAATCTACTCAAAAAGAAATGCCTGAAATTGTTGCTCCAGCGCCTATTAGTGATAAGTATTTAACTATTCGATACGAACGGTATGCGCCTTATTTTGTTGAAGCAATTAAAGAACTACGTAAAGAAATAGAAGAACTAAAGCGGAATAAATAATGTTTGGGTACGCTGCATTTGCTCAACCTGCTTTTGCGGCGTTAGCGCCAGTAGCTTACTCGTCTTCAATTACTGAAGTACTTAGTTTGTTAGATATAGCTACAGGCGGTAAAGCATACGCAGATGCCACTATAGAGGCCTTTACAGTAAGGGATTTAGAATCAGTTGTTGCAGCTTTTGTAAGCGTAGTTTCAGAAAGTATTTTAGCGGAATACGATGCTGAGGCAGTTGTAGCTACCTTTATTACATCAATTACTGAGGCTATTAGGGCTTCTGAATCTTCTTCTGTAGTGCTTAATTTCGTAGCAAAAACAATAGAAAATGTATCTTTAGCAGATATAAACCAAGTAGCCGTAACATTTAACAAAGCCCAAACTGAAAACGTAAATCTTTTAGATACCCCAATAGGCTTTGCTTGGGTTAAAATAGACAACACCGAGAGTACCCAGTGGGTGCTTATAGATAATAGGCAATAATATGGCATTAGTACTTATAGACCGTGTACAGGAAACAGGAACAGCAAATACGACTGTTAGCTTTACGCTATCTGGGGCTATGACAAGCTATCAGTCTTTTGGGGCTATTGGTACTGGGAATACAACCTATTATGGCGCAACAGATGGCACAAACTGGGAAGTAGGTCTTGGAACTTATACAACTAGCCCAAATACGCTTACGCGCACCACAATTCTATCTTCCTCAAATTCAGGTTCTGCTGTCACATTTAGCGGCACTGTAACAGTATGGTGTGACTACCCTGCAGGAAAACAAATATCTTCAGACTACCCCAACGCACTTGGTGTAGTTACCCCAGCCGCTGGTACATTTACTACTATTACAGGACAGACAGAAGTATTAAAAGGTACTGGACAGAATTTATATTTACAGTCAAACAGTTTTACAACAACTTGGACAAATCAGTTTGTTTCATCTACAGTTGGGCAAACTGACCCATTTGGCGGTTCATTAGGTTGGACAGTTTTAGCAGATGGCTCAACTAACGGACATGGATTAATTCAATCATTAAATCCTATTTCTGGACTTACTTATACACAATCTTGGTATCTTAAAAAAGGTACTAATAACTATGTTCAATTAAGATTTGGTTCTGCGGCTGGTGGTCAATACGCTAACTTTGATTTAAATGCTGGAACTGCGGGAACAGTTGGGGCTGGAACTGGTGCAACACCAACAAGTGCAATTACATCTATTGGAAATGGATGGTATAGATGCACAATAACCGCAGTTTCTGTTGCTACTGCTGCGGCATCTTGTGGTATTTATATTGTTTCTTCTGCATCTGCTGTTGGTGCGGAAACAAACAGTTTGACAACATCGGTTTTGGCTTATGGCGCACAGCTTGAAATCGGCTCTGTAACAAATACCTATGTCCCCACAACCACCACAGCAGTTTACGGAACGCCTACCCTATCCTTTAGTGGAGTAGCAGGACTAGGACTTCAATCAGATGGTTCTCTTTATGTTTCTCCAGCAGGAACAGGAGCACTA